CTAGCATAACAGTATTTCTTTACCGGGAGTAACACTGTAAGAAAACTCCTCACCCGCGTCATTCTAATTAGGAATCTACCATAGCACCCCGCCCACCAAAGTATCACTTGTCATAATACTAGGATGTATTCGATTTTAGCCTATGCTATGGCTTAATGCACCCGTGCGCCTCCGGTCGGGCCCTGGATATTAACTTCGGGCAAACACCAAGTGCAACCACCTAACCTTGCCTCTCAAAGAGCGGCTACATGCCGCAGAGCCTTAAAATTCCAAAAGCGTAACACCATTGGAATATAAAGCTCTTCAAGAGAATGACATGAAAGTATAAATCTCTCAATTGAAAGCTGCAACTCAACTGAAATATTATACTTATGTGCAAACAAAAAACGTGCAGACTGAGTAACATGAACTTTATCAGTAGAGAATAACTCAGTAAAACGATCAAGAGTCTGCATTTTCCAGGATGAAAAGGCATCTGGACAGCGAAATTTACCCAAGCCTATGAGCTTGATTACCTGTGTAGCCAAAACTCCAGCAATTGGAGTATGTCTACCCAAACAAAACAAGGACATAGCTTTGGCTCTCAACAACTCAATCTTGACATGACGAGGACATTTGAAATAACATGGAGCATTTGACCAAGGAAAACGACAAATTTGTTCAATAGAGCAGACTAAGTTACCTTCATCATCAACACAAATCCCACAAAAGAAAGTATCCCGCATGTCTTTGGCATATTCAATCTTAATCTTAAAACCCAATTGTTCAAAATCAGATTCAGAAAATGCTTCACTATCTAAACCAGTCAGACCATCATCACCCTCAATAAGTAAATGATGAATGTTAATACCTTTCTTCTCAGCAAGAAATAAAATATTAATCATATTAGAAAAACCATTAGCAAGTGAAGTCCACATTTCACCTGACATTCGACAACCCATGACTTGCATAGTACAAAACTTATTTTTAATTAATTCACGACGAGGTTTAATCACTCCATTTTTATCTTGATAGTAAACTTTCATTATAGCATCCAACACCTCAGGATTATCTTGAAACATATAGCGCCACAACTCACATTCAACAACATCAACATATTCTGGAGAAAAACCACTTTCAAATGAACTATAATCAGTTTCTAACTTACGCTTATCACCTTTAAAATCATGCAGCTTCAATGCAATCTCATCAGGAGTCATATGTTTGACAAAACACGAGAATTTTCCAAATATCTCACGCTCTGCCAATTTAATATACGGCCCAACATATGACTTGAAAGTATCTAGACGACTACAGATCCATCGTATAAATTTTTCACATTCATAAAATTCATTTTTAACAAATGCCTTAATAATGTAATCACATTCATTGAGTCCATTCATAACGACACGTTCTGCTGCATCTAACAATTGTTTCTTACGTTGCCCATTGTAATGATCAATCTGACTTAACCACTCACCCACAAAACTTTTATCCCATCTACGATATTTAAGTGGTACTAAGTATGCATGACATACTTTTCTCACAAAAATTCGTATTTCTTCCAAGATTTTCAAGTCTGGCAATGGCATTAATGGAGCCAAACGCTTTCTAAAACCACATTCTAAATTCACTTTATCCTCACGATCACTAGCGAAAGGTACATCATCAAATCCAGGCATCAACTTCTCAGCATAATACTTGTTTTTAGATTCCAATTTCTTCCACTTGAAATCACCCTTTCTAACTGTTGCACGTACAGGCAACTGAGTGTAATAGTGAGGTTGTAAACCGCTTTGCTCGACAGTTCGTTCAACTCTCTCCCACTTGAACCCTGTTTTTGGATCACCATGACACACATAATCAATCACGACACGAGTTGGCGGTACAGGTTCAAGGCGACTGTCGGCCAGAACTCCGTCCACTTTTAGTGGAAGGAGGACTGGGATGGTTTTAACTCCACATTGCAATCTTGAAAATCCAAAGTACATGATAGACCGAACAAACTGGAATTATGGATTCGTTCGGGTTCTTTTGAACGTACAAACTCAAATTGATTTAGAGCAGGTATCTTATGACCAGAACAAACCAGAAAGGAAAGAACAACCATTTCTGAGGTCATTGCAAACGACATAGGATTAAAATCATGATGAGTATTGGTAATAGTTGCATTAACCACATTACGCATGGCAAATTTTGTAAAAATAGTACCCATCATTGCATCATCAACCTTAATATCAACACCTTTTCTGCGAACACAGATATTACTGTGAATATCAGTCAAATTATTAGCAGTAGCAGCAAGTACACTAGAGATCGTAGGACGATGTAAACGTACAAACTTCATAGTAAATCCACTCAAAAACTCATCATTTGTTGAAGAATATAACTGACAACGATTAAATAGATTTTGCAAAATGAATCTCAAACATGGCTCATTAATTACAGGGTATGAAACAGTAAAACTCGATTCCTCTCCATGATTAGTGACATCCAATACACGATCCATATTATTCTTATTCATAGTCTCGTCCAATCGTTTTTGCCATAATTTAACATCATCTTGAAAATTCACATCAGTAACATCAGGTACACTATTTAAAAGAAACATACGATGTTGATTTTGTAAACCCTCCAATATATTATTATATGGTGCAATATGTAAATCACGTTGACCATTAGCATCACGACCAACAAAATAATCAGCAGTCAACGTTGGAGTGTCCATCGTATGACGCAAATCATTGCCGTGCAATCGAATTTCATTCTCGCTACGCTTTCTCAACAAACGTCTTCGAACAAAAGAAAACAGATTAGGGAACGTTACAATGAGATCAGGCAAAATGGAATTACGGAATTGTAGTTGATCCCAATGTAATGCACCAAAACATGGTGCAGTTAAACAAAATCGTGACAAATTGTAGTGTAAAACCATCATAATATCACAACCAAATTCATACACAATTTGCGCAAGACCAGTTGCAGCTAGTTTGCGCTGAATCCAAACCATCACAAAAATCATAGTCCAAAGTATTGCAGCAATAATCAAACCCACAAAACCACCTCTCACAATAGATGAAATTGTACCAATGACCACAGCAAGTCTGTGTGACACACCAGTAGCAATCTTCAAAATAATAAGATAAACTAATAACAGGATGACAAGGATTAAATATTTTAATGTTCCTAGGTGCAATCTACGTATCATTTGTGTTGCACTCTCATCTGTTGCTTTGTTTTGCACATGTCTGACGTTGCAGCCTAGTTGGTCATATGTACTTGACAATCGCGTGCCGAGTGGTTGTTCTTTCAAACACAATCCTTCCGGATCCCAAACGACGTTGAACCGTAAGTGCGTGCTTTTAGCTAACCCGCTTTACATCATGTTTCTGAACGTTTTAGGCTCATACGCATGACTTATTCGGACACCCGTTTCTATGCTCTTGCTACATACATACAACTTTCCAGACGCGGCACACATATGTAGGACTTAAAATCCGCTAGAAAGTGATCGACCCTATATAAGCCATCATGGTATAGTCATTCGACCTCTGGCAATACCAATCCCACGGCATATAATTTTAGAATGTCACACCTTGCG